CGCATGGTTAAGCCATTCTTCCAAAACTTTCACTGAGTAAGGAATGGTTGTGTGATGTCTTTATCTCTAATCCTTTTTGTACTCATGTACTTCTTTGTAAATATCTTTCAGCCAAGAAGAAAACCAAAGACCATTGATGTTTGAGTTCAGGTATGAAGAGTCTTCTAAAACTGAGTATTGAAATTGAAGTTTTACTTCTAGGTAATTTGCATACTTCATCTTTTCACAAAGGAAAAGAATGTCTCTTCTCCACTCCTTCTTGTTCTCTTTGGTGAGAAGCGATTTAAGGTCGTCAGAGGAAGAGAAGTAAGACTTCCAGTTAGATTCCTTCCTTATCTTTCCTCTCTTTCCATCTGGTCTTTTTGTCTGAGAGATAAATGATTTCTTTCCTATGTATTTCTTCTGTGTAGGTTCATGGGTAAGGAGATAAACAAATCCTTCGTATTGTTGTGGAAAGAGTTTTTCTTCTTCTTCTGTCAATGGCTTGTTCTTATAGTTCCAAGGTTGGTATGTTTGTTCTTTCTTCTTTCTTTGCATTAAATAATTTCCTTAAAAAGAGTTAATGGATATTGTCATTATAAGGTGTCTGCAAATGTAGCATCGTCTGTAACCCGCATGGTTAAGCCATTCTTCCAAAACTTTCACTGAGTAAGGAATGGATAATGGTTGGTCTTTATGAATCATGTATGGTTTCCAGAGACTAGTGGAGATAATCCATTCTCTTTAAGAAATTCATTACTCTCTTCTTGTTGATAGGCAAATGCGTCGTAATGTCTAAATGCTGATGCGGGTATAGAGAAGGAATCAAGTGAATAACTTTTTCTTTCCATTCTTCTCATGTTTTGAAACTCTTCTTTTGTTGTAAGCCAAGCAAAAGAAATCAGAGTCATGACGATGTCGTCGTTGTATCCTTTATCAGCCTGATAGGAGTTCTTCTCTTTGACAAACACTCTTAGTTCTTCAATAGTGTCTTCATCATTGATAATCAATCTCTCTTCTTCGATAAGGCTTTTAAGTCTTGAACAGCCTAGTGCCTTTGTCTTTGCGTTGTGTTTAACCCCTACGTTTTGTTTAACTGCTCCTTCTTTGATGGCTGTTTCTCCGTACTTCTGAACAGAGACGTATAGGTTTTCGTATTCATAGTCGTAGTAGAGTTGTGAGCCAACTAGATAGCCAATAGAGTTAGACTCCACAAGGACAAAAGCGTTGTTAAATCTTTTAGCTATCTCCACTATTCTTGGGGAAAGTTCTTCTGGTCTTGTATGGTTATCCCTCCAAACAGCTGCTTGTTCATATTTATTCCCGTCAATCCTTATGACTGTAATCACTGAGTAGTCTTGTGAAAGACCTTCTGAGACATCGACAGAGACGACATATCTTCCTGATTCTTCTGGTGATTGATATTCCTTGTAGTGTTCTAATGAAAGAATCTCTTGTTTAGCATTAAGAGAAAGTAATGTCTCTGCTCTGATTAAGGTGAGAGAAGACATTTGGAAGGAGCAAAGATATTCTTGTCCGAATGACTGGTCAGACATTGACTTTCTTGTAATCTCTTCCCACTCTTTGTCTCTTGCTGGGTGATGCCAGAATGGGGCAAAGTAGGGAACATAAGAGTTTGTTCCTTCTTCTGCTCCTTTCCAGAGTTTGTAGAAGAGATTCATCCCTTTTGGTGTAGAGAGAATGATTATCTTGGACTTTGTCCCAGAGGAAACAACAGGATAAGAGGATTCATAGAACTCTTCTGCATTTGGGACTGTGCTGAATTCATCTAGGACTAGTATGTCTGTACTTCTACCTCTAAGACTGTCTGGTGAACAAGCTCCTATGAAGACAGTTACACCTTTTTTCCCATTAGACAAGGCAATGGATTTCTTGTTCCATTCCCTGACACCGGGTTTAATCCACCAAGGCAACATCTTGTAGGAGAACTGGAATCTCCCTAGAATTTCTTTTGCTGTGTCTTCTTTGTTGGCAAGGATGCCAATAGAAATGTTTGGTGAGAAGATTGCTTTCCAAAGAAGAAATCCAACCACTATTGTTGTCTTGCCCATCTGTCTAGGAAGCATTGCAATGGTGAATCTGTTCTTCTCAAAGATTTCTATCAGATTCTTCTGATATTTGAAGGTTGAGAAGAGCATGATGCCGTGGTCAAGAGAAGAGATAAAAACGTAGTTGTTTATGAAGTACATCACATCGTTCTTGCACTTCTCAAACTCAGCAATCATTTCTTTTGTAAGGGGAAGCTCTACTTCAGGTAGTTTTAAAGCAATGTTTCCGTTGTAACAATTTCCTTCTTTCAGAATGTTTATTTCTTCTGAATCAGGAATAGGAACTTCCGTCTTAATCTCTGGATAAGGTTCTGGCTTGAATCCCTTTGGTCTGGCAATTTGTTGTGCTGCTGGAATATAAGTCTTCTTTACAGAAACTTTCTTCTTTTGTTGTGTAGAAGAAGTATTAGTTTTCTTTTTCTTATTAACAGAAGATGAAGGTTTCTTCTTTTTCTGTTGTGTTGCTTGTTTTGTTGCTGCCATAATTCCTAAAAGATAAGTAGTAGTTTATTCTAGGAATTTTAATTAAATTGTTGATTTATAAAAGAAAAGAGAGAACTAAGTCTCTCTTTTAATCTTTACCACAATGAATTGGTTGAAGTCTCTTTTGTCTCTATGTCAAATGTATATCCATCAAGGGAAGAAACACCTAACTTCTTGACCTTGCCCAATGTTGTGTATTCAATAGCATGATTCATGATTTCGTCAAGGACAAAGTTTGGCTCTATTGAGTATTTCATCAGAAGGACAGATTGATTCTCTCTATTGAACACATACTTGCATTGTTCTCTTTCAAAGATGACCTTACTGTTGTCCTCTCTAATCATCCTTTCTGGTAAAGCAACGCTACCAGATAACTGTAGGAAGAGTTGTTGTAGAGCTTGTCTTCCTTTCATGCAGGTATCACAGGTAGGAGAGAACCCGTCTCTGTCTTCTTTAATAGAGATAAACAGATGATTAATGACAAATTCTTCTTCTCTATCCACAGTGAAATAAGTGAATGGAACAAAGACTTCTTTCACCATAGGTCTAATAATGAAATTGATTTCTATTTCAGAAGAAGATAAATATTCTTTAATGTTGTAAGAATCAATTATCTTGTCTTTAACAATCTTCTTGATTGTCTCCTGAAAGAGATGTTTTGGGTCTTCAATAGAAGTAAGTCTTTCTTCTAAATGAACTTTTCCAGATAAATCGCCTTTAAGAAGACTGATATATCCGGTTTCAAACCCAACTTTCATGCCAAGAGAAGGATTTGTCTCAAACTTGTCTTTAAATAGAGAAAACTCTTTTATTGCAATGAATGTTGGAAAAGTAAAGTGTAGTTCTCTGATGATTTCATTTCTTAATGTGTTGAAGGAAACAGCACCTTGATTTAGCTCAAGCGTGATGTCAGCTTGTAGAAAGACAGGTTGAACTCTTCCTCTGTCATCTATGAAGAAGAATTTGATTGGGATGTTTTGAATGGTTACAAATCTGTTCATTTGAATCTTTCCTCTTTTTGTAGGACGTTTAGCAAGGATTTGAGAGGCTTATGTAGTGACCCAGTAGGGTAGTAGTGGGTAGGTATGTTTAAGTCTCTTCTACAAGGAATTATAAAGGAATTCTGAGCTTAAAACGCATAAAAAGAAAGGAGTCTCGATAGACTCCCGATTCTTTACTTTTTTATCTTAGAAATTAGTTCATCAACATATCGTTTTGTCTTATTAAATGAACTTGGATAATTCTTTTCCCAGAGATAACCAATAACAACGCCAACGATAAATCCTATCAGAAATGAAATCATTTTTACTCTCCTCAACCAAAGATGGGTTCAAACGGAACAACAAAACCTTCATCATCCACTTTGATAAATGTTCCTTCTCTTTCGTTTTCCAAGATTGAACATTTGCCAATTTCTGCCACTACTTTATAACCACGAGCTTCATGAAGCTCCACTGTCTGTTGTTGAATTTTAGTCATAAATTTAAACTCCTGATTTGTTAAAGATGATGAAGAGAATATTAACAGAGAAGAGAGGTAGAGTCAATGCTAAATGTCCTTTATTTCTCTAATTTAATGGACGTATATGCTGTTCTCTCGTTCTATCTCTACCTACCCAATAGGGTACTACTGGGTCAGTAGATAACGTCTCTTAAAAGCCTTCTGGTAAAGAATCTGAGAACAAAGAATTAAGAGTCAATCTTTCAATGACAACAATGTTCCTTGTTGCGTAGATATAAACAGCTTGTTTCAAGTCTAACGCTCTTTCTAGTGCTTCTTCTCTTGTCTCATAAGTCTTGTAATCATCAAAAAGGAAGTCTTCTTGTAGAAGAAGACCAATTCTCCATCTGGTATTAGCGTTAATTAAGGTTTGAAGAGTATTCCACTTCTCTTTTAGTTCTCTCCAAGTATCTACATTACCCACCTTGGTTATTACGGTGTTCTCAACCTTGTAGTAGGGATAGGAGACTTGTATGTAGCCTTCTGTGATTCCTCTTGGAATGGATTGCTTCACTTGAATAAGAACTGGTTCAAGTGTGAAGGGAAGCATCTTGAAGGGAAGGTCATTTGTGAAGTTGTTTAGTTCTCTTGGAATGGGTTTTGTGTTTTGTACGTTGTAAAGAACTTTCATGTGTTTCTCCTGTTAAATAACATTACAGATTTTTTACTATCTCTGTAAGCCGCATGGTTAAGCCATTCTTTCAAAACTTTCACTGAGTAAGGAATGGATGTGGTTGTGTCTTTGTACGGGTTCCTTGTTTATGTGGATTAACGGGAAAGAGCCATTTGTCTTGGTCATACGCGTCATACGTCTTATCCCACCAGACTGTACCTTTCTTGGTAATCCTTGCAACTGCTGTTGTCTTCTTCTTTGCTCTGTGTACTTCTTTACCTGTGTTTGCAGCTTCTTCATATGTTCTGTAAAACCTTAAGAACTCAACATCATCGTAAACATAGTAGAGACGGTTATCTCTCTCTGCTCTAATCCTGTCGTATTCCTTCTCCCTGATGTAGATGTCATCAGTGAAGTGGAAATATCCTCGTTCATCAAAGGCATAAGGTTTTCTTCTGTTTTCTTTTTGTTTCAAGACTTTACTTTTTCTGTATTTATGAAATCTGAATGGTTGTTCAATGGGTGGGTGTTCTAAAGAGAATTCATCTTTTACGTCCTCAAAGTCTATGTAATCCATTCCCATACAAATAGACTCTCTGATGTGCATGATGGAACAAGGGTTATACCTGAATGGCTTCTTTTCTCTTTTTTCATCTTGTCTATATGAGGTTTTCTTGGGATAACTCTTCTTGCTAGTAGGGTTGTAAGGGGTAGAGGGTTTTGTCGTCTTAGAAGATGAGGTAGAAGGCTTTTCCGATGATGTTCTATTTCCATATGGGTTCTTTAGTTTTAGAGAAGATTGTTCTTTCAATCTTTCTTCTCTCTCTTGTTTCTTCTTGGGTGAAAGTGTAAGTTTTGTTCTTGGTTTCTTGTCTGGTGTGTTCATGTGTCTTCTCCTTATGAAGAGTGTTCTTGATGAGGACAATTATAAGGTGTCTGCAAATGTAGCATCGTCTGTAAGCCGCATGGTTAAGCCATTCTTCCAAAACTTTCACTGAGTAAGGAATGGTTGATGGGTTGTTAAAGTGGAGAAGAAGGAG